GAAGGTTTAACATGAAATTTCGCGCAGAAGCAACCCAAAAAGATCCCGTGATGCAGTTTGTTCAGTGCTTATTGCATAGCGTTACAAACGCCCACATTCTGCATCCCCAAATTTTTAAGTTTATTAATACAAAAGGGTTATTCTAATGGCCGCATATGGTCTTGATGCACCATGTACGCGTAATCATGCTTTGTGTAGTCTTTAGCCCCTTGTTGGGCGTAGTGTCGGTAAATACCCTGCTTTTCTAGGCCAGTCTTTTGGCTATGGCAGTTATGGCACAGTGATTGGAATATGTTTCGGCTGAATGCTTGGCCACCAATGTGCTTCCATGCAAATAGGTGATCTATGTGCTTTGCCGCGGCCACTATGCCCCTTGATAAACAACCTTGGCAAAGGGGTTGCTTGCTTATCTGTGCCGCCCTTATTGTTTTCCATAATGGTGTTTGGTATGCGCTATCGGTTTCCCGTCTAGCCATGTTATCCAAGCCACCATGTTCTAAACAGTATGTGTTAAGCCTGCTTCTAGGGTTCTTACATCCTAGTTCTGCACATTTACTGTTAGATGGGACAGATGGCATTAGGCTAAGAAGCGCAGTTTATATAGCGTACTGTTGATAAGGTTAGCAATCGTATCTACCTCATTCTGTAATTCGCTATCCTGTGGAAAGCCTTGCATTCTGCGTAAGGTTTCTACCTCATCTTTCAGGTATGTAAGGTAGGCGACAGGTTCAGTTGCGGGCAGTTCGTAATCTGCTTTGTAGTTGGTCAATAGGCCGTATTTACCTTGGAATGCCTCAACAAATCCATCGACCAAATCGCTAACTTCATCGTAATAAGCGCCCAAGGCCATATGCTGTGAATAACTTAGGCTTTGGAAATGCAGAATGTGGGCGTTTGTAACGCTATGCAATAAGCACTGAACAAACTGCATCACGGGATCTTTTTGGGTTGCTTCTGCGCGAAATTTCATGTTAAACCTTCAGGTAGTGGCACATCTTCAGGCCATAAGCCCAATCCCTGTAATTTTCGCACTGTTTTTAAATGTGCGGCAAGCCATATCTTTTGTCGGTCGAATTTATCCAATGTACTACCTTGGTCGATTTCCATATGGCAATGATGGCACAGGCTTGCAATTAGGTTGTCGTCTGCCTTGATCCCTTTGCCCTTGCCACCTTGCCAATTGGTGTGTGCGGCCACCACAGTGCCATCGTCTGCCCCGCAATGTTGACATGGGATTTCACGCGCATGGCGCATTAGGGTTTGGCTTCTGATGTATTGGTGTTTGGGGAATCTCATTCAATTTCTACCACTAGGTTGCCGTTTGATCTAATGTAATCGCGGGTTTTCTTCACATACTTTTCAAATTCTGCACGGGTAATGCTTCCCTGTTGCAAATCGGCATATTCCAATAAATCCCTTATTGCTTGGATGCCAACGCCATCTAAACCTATTCGCATTGTTTTTTGATACCTAATTGCGGATTCATGTAAGGCTTTTTGGGCTTTTTCGCATACAGGCAAAACTTCATCTTTTCCTATGCCTGCACGGGCAATTTGTTCTGACAAATTAAGCACATCAACCAATGTTCGCCAATCCTGAATTGTGCCTTTGCCTTTTGTAATGGATTCCAGTGCCGCATATTCGGTTAGCCGCAATTTGTCCAATGTCTGCCTTGGGGTAATGGCCGCGCCAATGATTACATGGGCAATAGGGTCGCTTAACAATCCCCAAATTTTGCGCTTAGTTCTTTTCCGCATTACTTTTTTAAATTTCGTACATATTGGGCGAATGATGCCGCTGTGTCCCCAAAATTGGTGAACTTTTCCAGTTCTTTGGCTACTTCTTCCAAGACCTGATTGCGTTGCGATGGGGAAACAAACAAATCGTAATGGTAGGGTTGACCTTCCATATCGCGCAGTATTTGCTTGCCAAGGTTGCTATGCTTTTCAACATCGTTGAATGCTTCGTCTTCCTCTTTTGTCCAGTCAGTCATGTGTTTTCCTTTTCAGTCAAAATTGCACAAGAGCCAAGCCAAGCCATTCCACCAATTAGGGCAATAGCCCAGTACAGCCACGCAGGTAAAAATTCAACTGCCGCTGAAATAACAAAAGGCAAAGTGATGATGTGTAAATACGCTCTTTGTTTCCTAGTCATGTGTTCTTCTCCTTAAGTTTGGCTTGTTCGATTTCTGCATATTTGTTAAGTGCCCATCGAACGCCATACATATAACCAGACGCAAAACCAAACCCGCCAATTCCAACGACAGCCGCAAATGCCAATAAAAATTCAACAATATTCATTTGTTCTTCTCCTTGAGTTGATAGTCTTTAAAAACAGTTCCTTTGCTTGCATCACCTTTCCAACATTCACTCACCCAACCGCGCTTTCCTGATTTGTAAGTGCGCCAATGTCCACGCACTTGATGGCGGCGTGGCGTTGCGTGTGTACCACCTTGCGGGTCATTCTTTTGTTTTGGCGGCTCTATCACTACGGTGTGCCAATCAAATGTCAAGGCTGGTTTTCCTTTTGACTGGCGCTTTTGGTTGATGAATGTGCGTTGGGGTGTAGGTTTGTAGCCCTCAGACTGCATGGCCAACTTGGTCACCACAGCAAGCACCATGCGATGCACTGGCTTGATGTCCTCTAGGGTGATTTCTTCACCTTTGCGGTAAACCTTAAAGCCATCTGGCGTTACGATGTATGCGTATGGCGCAAAGTATTTGCCACCATGCCACATTGAACACCCTCCAACGGCAACAGAACCATCACCCTTTGTAAGCCACAGGGCAAAATCTTTTCCGCCTGTGTCAAGTCCAACAATGCCAGTTCTTTTTGATGGCAAGTTCATTAAGTAATCAGCAGGAACTTTCATTGCGGGAGTTGTATTCATCTGACCAACATCAAACCACAGTGCTGTTTCTGGCTCTGGCGCGAACTTAACGGCTTTACAAACTAATGGAGTCATTGTGGTTTCTCCTCGTCTGCAAAATCCATTTCTTGCGGATGCAATATATCGTCATGCACAATGACCCCGTGTTCGTTTGCCAACAAAAACCTGCCGCACACTACGCAGTAATAGCCATCACTCATGTGTTCTTCTCCTTGAGTTTGGCTTCAATGGCTTTGGCAAAGTGAATGTCCGTGTGCTGATGAGAAGCCGCACACTCAGCCACAATCAAAACAATCTCATCATCCGTCAGCCCTACAAAAGGTTTTTGCGCTTCGTTCCAGCCATCTTGGTAACCTGCCTCGTAGCCTATTGAATATTGTTCTGTAGTCATGCTTCTTCCTTTTGCACTTGTTTCCATGCGTCATCTAAACCTTTGGCAATGTGTTTCTGTGCGTCTAAATCTGCCCAACAAGCCAAACCAAGACAAACAATCCAAACAAATAAACAAAGAAGTACAGTCATTCTTCCCCCTTAATGCCGTGTGCGGCTTCGATGGCTCGGGCAAAACGCAAAGTATCGTCATGCGGTGAAATTCCGTCTTGAGACTTAATTGCTACTTCACCAATCTCCTCATCCGTCAGCGGCTTGCGTTGTGTTGGGTTTGTATAGAGAGGCATTGGGCGTTCAAACGACTTCTGCAACTCAAGTTTAGTAGTAACATTTCCGTTAGGATGTTCTGCAAGCCACGCAATGGCTCTCTCATCTACCCACGCCACAGGCTCATCCTTCGCTTCTAGTGCGGCTTTAATGGCGGTGATTGCTTGCAGTTGCTTTTGCTGTGGATACATACTTGTTTCCAACGCCTCCAATGCAAGGCGTAACGCTTCGTCTTTAGTCATTTAGCACCCCCGTTAATTCGGTTTTGTTTAAGGTGTACGCCTGTAATTCGCTTTAACCAACAGGCTTGGCAATTCCACTTAGTGCCAATATCAATGCCCCCTTCGGGCGGCTTGGCTGTGTCACATTTAACGCATAGTTTGAACTTATGGCTTTCATGGGTTGACCCCATGTCTATTGATGGCATCATGTTTTTGGTTGCAGTGAAATTGGAATGTAGATGCAGGCTTTGCTTTTACTGTTTTTCAGATTGACATAGTAGGCTTCGGCCTTAGTGTTAAGCCTTTTGCAGTTCTGACATTTTGAATCTATTTCCCGCGGCTTGCAACTTAGGTAATTCATGGTTCTTGCGCCCTGTCTTTTTCTTCTTTAATGTGTTGTGCTAATTTATTAACGCCAACCATTTCAAGGTCGGAAAACTGTTCATCAGTTAACAAACCCATCACGCTAACCCCTTCAAATATCACATCTTCGATATTCTCGAAATAAGGGCCGTGTTCATCGCGTTCGTATGACATTTTGCAAGTGACTGTTACGCCCCCTGCGCCTGTTTCGGCATTAAATTCAAATTCGTAATCGTTCATAAGGGCGCATCCTCGAAATTGTCGGGGTTGAAACGGGGAACGCGCTTCCCCTTGTCTTTTGGGTTTGGAAAAGGTGGAAAAGGCCAGTTCATGCGACCGCCAATTGAAGTTCTGCCAATTGTTTGCTACTAACAATTTTCACAACGCCTTTTGCTTCTGCGTGTGTCCATCTTTTAGCAATGACAAACTTAACGGCTTGGTTAAGTGTGCATGGAATAGTTTTGACAATCCAAGTATTGTTGAAGTCATCCAACATCACAACAAAGTAATCTTTTTTCCAAGAATTTGATTTCATTTTTCGCTTTCGTAAAGACCAAGAACTATTGGCATGGGTCAATTATAAGCGGGCTTATATATCCTACGCAACTATGTGGTTATTCTGTTGCTTTAACGCCACTGCGTTCATTGGCTGATTCTGTTCGCCATACCTCTGACCGCATTTGGGCCGCTGTAAGCAACCATTTCAGGGATTCTTCTTGCTCAATGGCTACGGCCAAGCCGCGCAACAATTCTTGATATTCAGGGTGCGCGTAGGCTTCTCTTTCCTGTGCCGCGGCACTTTCGTAGCCCATTTGCATTGCGTCTTTCATCAACAACGCTTTCTTGGTCTTTCGGAATTCTTCAAGATATATGCGTTCGCTTTTAGCCTTCGCGTATTTAGGCGCGTTTTGGATGATGTAATCAATGGCTTTGTATGGCGGGGTCATTTAATTATTCCAATCATTCTTAGAGCAGATTCAGGGTTGTCAATGCGGCATAAGGTACTTCCAGACCAATTGCTAAAAAAGTCGGCTTGTAGGGCCGTAAAACGCTTCTTAGACCCCGATTTAATTTCTACCAAGAATGTGTGGCCACGAAACCCAACCAAAAGATCAACAGGCAGGCCAATGATCCAAACATATGCGCCTGCCGCCCGCAGTGCTGAAACGATTTGATCTTGGTTTGCATCAACTCTTGCCGCGTATCGCATTTGCTTCCCTTAGTTTGTTCATTCTTTGCTTTAAATCATCTGCGGCTTTCTGGCCGCGTTTGGTTGCAATATCTTTGACAATTTTTGACCACCATTCCATTGCTTCCCCGCGCCCTTCTTCTAATTGTTTTTTGCGAAAACGGGCTATCCACTCCCGCGCTTCACAATCCTTAAAGTGTTCCATGTCCATCAATATCACCAGTTAATTCAAGCGCCTTCAGAATTAGCCATTGCGGGTAATGCACCCCTTCGCGCACTTGATCCAATATCTTCATGGCCATTTCGTAAGTCATACAAACAAAAGTTGTTGGGTTTTGACTGTACCGCCTGAATCGTAGCGTTTGTTATCGCCTTTGGGGTAAGGCAACAAAGGGTAGGTTAGTTCGCGCAACAAATTCTTTTTTTGCGTTTTACTGCCCACAATAAAAACATATCGATGTTTACGCGCCCGTTCAACAAAGTAAACATTTTCTTCACCAAACTTTTCTATAACTTCTGCGTTGGTCAAACCATGTGCATAGGTTGTGTGGTGTAAATGTTCCATGCCCTTAACTTTTGGGTCTTTAAACTTTGAACTAAGCCCTGTGTAAATGAAATTAGTTGCTTGGTAAACATAGCCTACATGGCCTTGTTCTGAATCAGCATACGAAACCACAATGCTTGGCTTTGGCAACATACGCATTGCCTTGGCGACAAACTCAGAAGCAATGTTCTTTTCGTTCAAACAAACCAAGCGGTTTAGTTCAATCACATTGTCTTGCCATTTCTTGCCGCATACGCCCTGCCGCAATGTTGAACTGGCCGATGTTCCAAATGTGACTACGCCAACCAATTTGTTATCAATGTAAGCCCCAAAGGCATATGAAATTGATGGCATACGCTTGGCATAATGTTTTTCAAGTAACCAAGGTTCTGTTTCAAAAGTGTTGATGGGCAGAACTTTCATACTTTGGCCCTTATTGCGGCCATCTTTGCCAATTCTTCAAGCGTTGGTGGTCGCGTTATTTTTTCATCTGCCTTAATCTTTTCTAATGCAGGGTCAGGTAACTTTGAAGCAGGCACAGTTGTAAAAATAATATCTGCGGGGTTTTTCTTTATGCCATCAGGCGGCAATGCTTTAGCCAACCATTCCAAAGGTTGAATAGGTTTGGCTTTAATGCAATCGCGTAGTGTGTTTACCAAGGCTTCATCACCATGAACTTTTCGCAGGCTACCAAGAAATGACCTTGCGTTCTTTTCAGCAGTTCCCGCATTGGTCAACAAAGGTACGCCATAACCAAAAATAATTTCATCTGTAGAAAGTGGCGTTTTAACGCCTGTATCTTTAGATACAGAATTGGGTAATGTGTCTTGTGTAATGTGTCTTGTGTTATGTGTAGCATTGCTATCGGATTGCGTTGGCAATGCGTTCGCATCCTTTTTGTTCCATCTTGCTTTTGCAGACGCACTAGCCTTTTCACTTTTTTCACCAGTTTTGGCTATTTCTTTGTTTGCACGATGATGAACCCAACCATCCGCAGTTCGTTCGAAATACTCTTGCAGTACGATTGAAATGCTATCGCTATGCGAACGCATACGAATCTGTCTTGCTATTTCTGTTACTTCAATTGGAATTGGTTGTTCGTGAAGATAGTACCAATCAAGCAAACGCCTGTAGGCTAAATCTTCCATGTCAGAAAGGTGCGATGTGTGACTTTGATAGTCACCAATGTTAAATTGATAGTAGTGCATTACCACGCCCCAAAATTACCCCCAAAAAGAAACTGCGGCAGGCGGGGGGTGATCGCTTTTCGGTATGGGTAATTAGTCCAACCTAGCCGTGTTTCAAAAAATTGTATCAAAGAATCATCAATGTGTGCAAATCTTTGCGTTCTTCATGTGTCATTGAAAAATAGTAACCCTGTGCAAAATCTTTGACCTTGTGATAACAAAGCAAGTGATACAGGGAATCTTGCATTGATTGGTTTTCTACCGCAAACGCAAGGTGTTCCATCATCATTGCTTTGTAATGCAAATAGTTTTTTATCTTATTCATTTGAACCATTCGGGTTTTAACAATTTCAACTGCCACAACCTTGCCGCGGGAATTTCTTTCCATTGGCTGATGGCCGATTGGGAAATGCCAAGCAATTCTGCCAATTCGGTTTGATTGTGTACCTTTGTTAACAATTCTGATTTAGTCATACCTTATTATAAGCCAACTAATACATCTACAACACTAGGGAAACTACTTAGAAAATATTTTTAAAAAGTGCTTGCATTGGATATAAGTTGGCTTATAATTCATCGATGCCCCAAACAAAGGGGTCTTTTAAAAAGGATACAAAATGCAAACAGTTCAAATTCAAACCCGCGGAATCTGCCAGTGCTGTGGCCGTGAGCAAGCAATCGTTAACGGCAAAATGGCAAAGCATGGTTACACAGTTGAATGCGGTTGGTTTCAAGGCGTGTGTGCAGGCAAGAACTTTGTGCCAATGCAAGTTAGCCGCACAGAAACCGATTCAATGGTTGCCGCAGTTCGCAAAGAAGTTGCAGAATTTATCGCCAAAGCAGACCGCGTTGCCTCTGGTGATTTGAAGCCAACAACAATTACCCGTTCTGCCCGTTTCAACAGAGAAGTTATCGCATTTGCTGATGCTCAATCTTGGGAACAAACAAACGCAATCAAGCACATGGAATTCACTTTCCGCAGAAGCGCAGAAATGGGTACTGATTTTGCCAACATGATGGAAAAGATTGCTAACGAATTCCACGGCAAAGAATTGGTAAAAGTTGAAAAGAAGCCTGCCGCTGAATTCATCATGCCCCGCGAGCAAAAGATTGATGCCCAAGGCAACATCTGCACTTGCACTTCAGTTGAAGGCGCACGGGTTTACTTCAAGTTTGACAAGAACGGCAAAACTTACAAAACTTGGATTGGTAGCCAAGCATGGAGAAAGTTGCAGGCAGTTTGATAGGAAAGGGGGCGAAAGCCCCCGTTAGGGAAACTACCTAGAAAATAATTTAAAAAAAGTGTTGACCTAGTTATAAGTTACCTTATAATTCACCCATGCCCTAGCAAATCGCACAGGGTCTTATAGAAAGAAATCAAATGTCTAAATACACAAAACTTACTGCCAAACAAAACATGGTAATGATGGATTTTTTGGCTACTGCCAAAATTAATTCACTTACTAATTTGGCCGCCTGTGTTCCAACTAGCCACCCATTGTTCAGAACAAATCAAGTTCGCCAAATCAGAGTTGTTACAGATGCAATCGCTTGGGGTTGGGATGAACTTGGCAATCGTGTACGCCTTACCCCTGACCTTCGCGTATTGCAAGAAACTGGATGGGGCGACAGCAAAAGATAAAAACGGGGCGCAAGCCCCATTAGGGAAAATACTTAGAAAATAATTTTAAAAAAGTGTTGACCTTGATATAAGTTGGCTTATAATTCACCCATGCCGCAAACATCTTGTGGTCTTTTAGAAAGAAACGAAATGACAAATTTAACTCTCAAACAAGCAGTAGAAACAAAGCGTAACGAACGCGCCAATAGTGAAGCCCGCTTTGCCAAGGCAACTGCCGCCCAAGCCGCCAAGATTGCCAAGTTCACCCCACGCACAGATTTGCACCCCGCAGTTGGCGTGTTAATGAGTGCCAAGGGTGTTCGTTACTACGCGTTTGTTGGTGGCGTGTATCGTGAAGGTACACCAGAGCATTTGGCCGCTTTGTTGGCTTAATTAGGGGGCTAGGATGTACGACAAAACAACCCATGCCCGCGTAGTTTCCAACAACTACTTTTGGATTGGCATAACAGAAGAACAGTTGTTGGCAAACATGAAACGCATTTGGGACAAACCTAAAAACTACGCGTTGTCGCATATCAAAGCAGGAATCGCCCAACTTGAAAGCCGCGGCATTCTGACAAAAGAAGAAGCGCAGAATTGCCTGAAAGAAACTTTAAAAATGCGTAAAAGCAACATTAGGGAAAATACTTAGAAAATAATTTTAAAAAAGTGTTGACCTTGATATAAGTTGGCTTATAATTACACCATGCCCCGAACTTCTTGGGGTCTTTTAGAAAGGCAAAGCAAATGACCGCAATTCTTAAATCAGCAATGGCAATTGATGAACTGGCTAATACCCTTCAGCAAATTGCCCGTGACGACAATAAGCAAGTTACCGATTACACCAATGCTGAAATCGTGCATGAAGCCAAATATGTTCTTAGTTGCTTCCATGAAGATGGCCACCTAAACAATGAAGATTACAAGGGCGAAAATGGTGAAGAACAATACAAATGGGCAGTTGGTCAGGTTCGCAAGTTAAACGCGTTTATCAAGAAATTTGCATAAAACACACACTAGGGAAAATACTTATAAAAAAGTTGTTGCCCCGTGTATTAGTTGGCTTATAATTCACCCATGCCCTAACTTCTAGGGTCTTTTAGAAAGTAAACAAAATGAACATTGAAACAGCAACCAAGCAAACAAAATTCCATAACATTGTTCGCAAAGCACCCGAAGGTTTCTACACCCGCAAGCCTATTTGGTTTGGCACAGGCAACAGCGGCAAAACTTACATGATTACCAATAATGGCACTTGGTATTCTGCCCATGTAAATTTTAAAAGCATCATCATTGGTTACAAATTAGATGAAGTCTCCAAAGCATTGGAACAACTGTAATTAAGGGACAAAACATGAAACAAAAAATCATCACCACAATAATCGAATGCGTTTTGGCAATCATCATCTTTGGTGGTTGGGGTGTTCTCTTGGCATGGCGGGGGTAAACATGAACTTTATTGAACGCTTCCAATCCCTGTGGCAAATGCCATCACCCAAAGAACTTGCGGCCAAAGAACTTGAAGAAGCAAGGCGCAGATTCTTAGAAGCCCAAAGCGGCATGGAATACGCTAAACGAATGTCTGACTATCACTCAGACCGAATCAAACGATTGACCAACTATTTAGAAAGTTCAGAATGAAACAAATATCAACAGCATTGGTTAAAGCACAAAAGGCGTTTGCGCCTGCTTTAAAGAACGCCTATAACCCGCATTTCAAAAACAAGTACGCAGACCTTGCCGCGTGTGTTGAAGCGGTTGTAGATGCCCTGAATGCAAACGGCATTGCATTGGTTCAGAAAACCCGCGAATGCGTTGGTGGCGTGATGGTGGAAACCATCTTCATCCACGAATCAGGCGAAACATTAGATTGCGGTGTTCTGCATTTCCCTGTAACCAAGAATGACCCGCCTGCGTATATGTCTGCCCTGACCTACGCCCGCAGGGGTTCGCTGATGGCCGCCTGCGGCATTGCACCAGAAGATGATGATGGCCAGATGGCCACCGCGGCCACCAAAGGTGTAGATGAAAACGCCCTTGCAGACCATTTAGCGGCCATTGAGGCATCAACAGACCAAGAAGGTTTAAAGGCCGCCTACAAAGCCGCCTATGCCGCTTGCAATGGCAATGCTAATTGGCAGACAAAAGTTATTAACGCCAAAGATGAAGCAAAGGCCAAATTATGATTGAACAGAGAACACCAGAATGGTTTGCGGCCCGCTTGGGAAATGTCACGGCATCCCGCGTTGCTGATGTGATTGCCAAAACCAAAAGCGGTTATTCAGCATCACGCGATAACTACATGGCCCAACTTATTTGCGAACGAATGACAGGCACAGTTGCAGAATCGTACACAAACGCGGCAATGGCTTGGGGTACTGAAACAGAACCTTTTGCCCGTGCCGCTTATGAATCTTTAACAGATGTATTGGTCGATCAAGTAGGGTATGTTGCACATCCATCAATTGACCACGCAGGGGCTTCGCCTGATGGCTTGGTTGGCCTGTTTGGTTTACTGGAAATTAAATGCCCAAACACTGCCACGCACATTGATACCTTAATCAGTGAACAAGTGCCAACCAAGTACATCACGCAGATGCAATGGCAAATGGCCTGCACTGCCCGTGCTTGGTGTGATTTCGTATCGTTCGACCCACGATTGCCAAAAGGGTTGCAACTGTTTATCAAACGGGTTGAATTTGATGCGGAATATGCGGCAACGCTAGAAACCGAAGTGGTGAAGTTCTTAGCCGAACTAGATGCCAAAATTAGTAAACTTAATGAAAGATTAAATCATGTCCAATAAATTAGACCTTATCGCTGTGGTTGGTGAATACACAGATGCCCAAGGCAACAACAAAAAACGCTTTTCTAAAATTGGTACGCTTTGGGATAAAGGCCAACAGGGCATCAGTTTGAAGATTGACCACATACCCGTTAATTGGGATGGTTGGTTAAGTGCAAAGCCGCCACTAGAACCACGCGCAACGCCACAACAAAAAGCGCCTGTGTTCATTGATGAAGATGCCCCATTTTGATTGATGCAGGGGGAACGCAAACGCTAGTACCCCTCAATATAGGAAACTACAAAATGTTTGATTTATTTGAAGCAGATATCCTAAAAAAATTGCGTACTGACTATTTCGAAAAGTTAGAAGGTGAAGGTGGTGATTGCCCATGTTGCAATCGATTTGGAAAGTACAACGGCTATTCCATCACCAAAACAGATGCAAAATTTTTGGTTTGGCTTTTCATCAATGGTGATAAAGATGGTTGGGTTCATACACCAACGCAAGCACCACGCGAATTTATGCGGGCAAAAAGTTTCACTAACTTACGCTATTGGGCTTTGATTGAGAATCACCCAAACGATAACAAAGATGTAAAAGGTTCTGGCCTTTGGCGCATCACAAATAAAGGCATCAAATATATGCGGGGCGAAATGCAGTTGCCTAAAAAAGCATTTGTGTTTGACAGAACGCTAGTTGGCTTCAGTGAACATCAAGTTTACTTTAGCGAATGTTTTAAAGAACATTTCGATTTAGAACAAGTGATGAATTCACGATTTAACAGGGAAACAATATGAGTTACGCAGATGTACAAATGAAGGTTATTCAATGGGGTGAAGCCCGCGGCATTGTGCAAAACAGCACTGCCTACGCCCAAGCGGTTAAAACCCGTGAAGAACTGCAAGAACTTTTCACCGCGATTGCCAAAGGCGACAAGGCCGAAATGGCAGATGCCTATGGGGATATTCTTGTTACCCTCATCATGGGTTGCGCCTGCGCTGATTTAGATTTGGTCGAATGCTTCAAAGGTGCTTATGAAGAAATCAAAGATCGCAAAGGCTATCTAAACAAAGAAGGCATCTTTGTTAAAGAAGTTTAAGAATAAACGCGTGTACCCTGCTTATCAATAATCAAAGATTGTTTGCGGGGTGTTGCGCCTGCTTGGTTGGGAATGCTTATGTGTGTCCATCTGTCGAATTCTCGAATCACTTGGTCATAACCCAAACCAGATGCAATGACTGCCTTAACAACTTCATCAGGGGTCATTGATGGCACTCTGATATCTGCCGCGCAACCAATGCGGTGTTGTGATGTGTCTTTACTGCCTACGGCATCGTTTACGGCTTTCGACCTGAACGCACTGTTGACCATAATCGGCTTACCGCCAAGAACAGTTTTGAGTTCTTCCAAGAATTCTGCCAATCTTTGAATGTTTGCAAGTTCAGTTTCATTTGGGGTGTTGTCCAAGGTTCTGTGGTCGGTGTGTGTTAATTCTTCTAATGTGAAGTGCGGTGTTAAGTTCATTTTTTCACCTTATCTGCAATTTTTTCCATAGTGCGGCCACCAAAGTAAAACGACATTACCAACATACCCCATTGGCCTAGCAGTTCAACATAAGCACCGCGGGTTTCGTATTCAAAGATCGATGCAATAGCAAACCCAGAATAAGCCACCAACAGGAATATAAGGGTCATAGGGCGTATATTTTTGCTCATCCATGAATCACTAGCCATGTCGGCTTTTACGCGTTCTGTAAGATTGTTTTGTTCAGTCTTGTACAGTTCAGTTTCGTTGGCCATCTTGGCCAGTTCGCCATCTTGCGCCATCTTCTGCAATTCAAGTTGCGCTTTGGCTTTGGCTTCTGGGTCGGGAATTAACTTGTCAATTAGTTTGCCGCCAACATTTAAAAGTGCATCAAGTCCAATCATTTTTTATCCTCATCGTTTTGCATCAGTTTGATGCCTGATAGAAAACCAATCATGCCGCCAATCAATGTGCTGAAAGCGGGTGAAATCATCTTAAAGATTTCTGCGTTATCAACTTCTTTGGCCCACAGGCCCAACATAAACGCAAACACCATTGACAGAACAGAAATGCAAAGTGTGGTGCTAACCATCAATGTGACATACAGGGTTAGTTTTTCTTTGGTGCTTGTTGTGTTTTCCATATTGCCCTCATACAAAGATTTGGAATCTTCTGCGATCTTCGAATGATCCAAGTTCGATGGCGTTTTGTTGGCCTCGCTTGTTGTAGAGTTCCACTTCCAAATCTTGAGTTTTTCTAACTTGTTTAAGACATTCCATTGCATATCTGTAATCTTCTTGAACTTTCTCAACTGCCTTATCAAAAGCGATTTGCCTAGCAGTGTAGGTGGGTTGAACAAGCGGATACCATTTATTTAAGGTAATCATTTCTTTTCCCTTTCGACCGCCCTCGCGTAATAAAACAAAATCTTTCCGCGTAGTTCTGCACTATCAGCAACGCCTGCCAACATGGCAAGGTTGTTCCAAATTCCCACTAGTTGTTCAGATGAACAGTTATTGCCATTTGTCGTTAACCACCGCGACAATTCCATGTGCCGCAATGTTGGTTCATGTATCCAACTAAGCGCGTAAAAATCTGTAACTATGCACGGGGTTTTTGCATTTGCCCAAAACATCCAACCTATGAGCAACGCAAAAAACCATCGCATTCATTTTGACAAAAAAGTAAAAACCATGCCCGCCATCATCAACAATAAAGCGCCCGATGCCTTAATTAAAATGCCTTCAAGGCGTTTCAATCTTGCATTGATTTGTTCATAGCGAAACGCGCAGATTTCTTCGTGCGAATTTAGCCGTGCTTCTGTTTCGTTAATGGTTGCCATAATTTATGTTTAGAAAATAATTTCAGCGCCTAATTCAACGCCAGTTTTTGTTGCGACAATGTTAGAACCGCCACTATCAGAAGCAATCTGCACTGTGTATATTCGACCGCCTGCTCCATTTGCCGTTCTTGAAACGCCAAAATACAAAAC